ACGCCTTGTACCAGAGAACTTATCACTCAAAGGTTCACTTGAAACCTCTGTTACTGGTTGTGCAGTGGGTGCTGGTTGTATACTTTCAATCGCAGAAATCAAATCATTTACTTTTGAATTGGGGCCTACAGTAATACCAGAACCAACATAGTTTTTGACAAGATTAAAGTCATCACAGTTCATAGTAGGTGGATTACTTAGTTTAAGTGTTCCACGTTCAACATTATCACTGCACTTAATCGTTACACTGTTTGCACTAGCAGCGGTACTAAAAAGTACCACTGCTGATGCGATCATAATAAAAGTCTTCATCAATTAACCTTCTTCTGCAAGTTTTTCAAAATATGACATGGTGTCATCATCGTCTTCAGTATTACTCATTGATACTGTAGGAGCAGGCTCCTCTTTCGTATCCACTACAGTTGCTGTAGAGGGTGAGTCATCAAATGCACTACCAGTTTGCATATCTGTTACATTACCAACTTTGGTAGTGCCTGACAGAACTGTATTCAAACGAGTCTGCAATTCATCATAGGACTTGAAGTTAGTAGGAGCAGTAAACTCTGAAAGAGAATATTGTTTTCCCCAAATCTCTTCTAACTTCTCATCATCCTCAGCAAGAGCAGATGGTTTTTCAAACTCTGACTTGTCATAGTTCCAGTAACCATCTACCTTACGTAGTTTCAACTTGAAGTTTGCACCTTCCCAGAAATCAAATGGATTTACTGGAGTCTCATCTTCAAATGCAGGCTGCATTGTCTCCATGACCTTATCAAAGATTTTCTTACCATAGCGATAAAGGAATACTTTACCTTCATTCTCTGGATTGGCACTATCTTTGACAACGTAGATGTTGGAGTAGTACTGCAACTTACGCTTCTGTCTACGTGCGATCTCTTTATCAGACTCTACACCAGAGTTCCAAAACTTGGAGTTTAATTCTGACACTGGATCATTTTGACTAATGGTAGTAAGAGAGTTCTCAATATACCATTGACCAGTTGGGCCTTGAAACGCATGGTTCCAAAGTTTTACCCAAGGAAGTTCTTCGTCCTTTGGTGCTGGAAGAAAACGAATGATAGCAAAACCATTACCAGTTTTGTCCATGACAGGTTTCCAGATACGTTCATCCACGTATGACTTCTTTTCTAGGGGTTTGTTTTCTTGTACTGCTGCACCGAGCAGTTTGTCCAACGAATTGGACTTCTTCATTGCGCTTAACGACATATGTATCTCCTTATGTTATCGTATGTAATCGTATGTTTTATTGTATGTTTAATATATCACAAAGTTTTTCTTTTGTCAAGTACCTTATGTTTTTTTCTAGGAAAACACCGTCTTCCTCATGATCAACCCAATAAAATTTAGTATCAGGAAACTCATTAAAAACAATACCTAACTGTTTCATCCAGCTAACTGGCGTGAACCCTCTCGCATCTTCGGGAAAATAATAGTCAGTTCCCTTATAGATGTTATTTATAAGTTTATTTGGTGAGCTTAAATCAAACCCTACCATGTATACTTCTTTCGCACCATCCTGACAAGCGAGATGTAGTGCAGTAGTACCAGCTGCCCACTTCTTCGGAAAGTCAATGTCCTTTATACTATCATCCTCGTTAACATAGGTAATCCAGACACCAACATCTTTACCCATTTTAATTTGTAAGTCTTTCATATCAAGATTAGGAAACTGTTCAGTTGCAGATTTAATTTTTTCTGCCCTAAGCTTAGGATCAGCACCAGCAATTACACACTGATCTGTAACTTTTTTACTTTTATGAACAAAGTCTTCTGCAAAATCAGCGGTCATCAATAATCCATCTACAACACTTGCTGGAAGTATATTCCAATCTGCAAACCAACACTGATTCCATTTATGGTATCCTGAGTCATATATTTCTTGTTGTATACCATGATCTATTGCAACAAGGTTATTAACATCACCATCACGATAGATTGCATTACAACCCCATGTGATTACATCATTGGTGACTATTTTCTTTTCACTTGGATTGAACCAAGCCCTAGACTCACCATTACCTAGAACTAAATGTTTAGTCATTTACTCTGTCTCGTAATTCTTGTACACGATTTTCTAAAACACTTACGGCTGTTCGTAAATGCTTTGTGTCACTATCTGTATATCTACTTTTTATTACAGCAATTTCTTCCATCAAAACAATAATTTTATCTACAGTCACTATATTACTTTCATTGTTATACATCTCTTAGTGCCTCCCATGAGTTTGGAAATAGTTCTTTTGCAAGAACATCAATTTGGTCTGCAACCATTTGGGTTTCAACTTGAGTATCTGGTTTGCATCGTAGGTTGCATACACGAGCAAATGCCATTAAAGTACCACTCCAATACCATTCTGTATACATTGATTGTGGTAGAACCATTCGAGCCATCTCTGGTGCAATTTTCATTTTTAACATATTTTCGTAACATTGTTTTGCCCATCCATGAATTGCAGTTACACTAGGCATAGCATCAGAACTAACATCATACTTTATAGTTTTATCAGAGGAACCCTGTTTTTTGTCCTCTGCTGCAAGACGCCATTCAGTAGGTTCATAGAACTCTACTTCACTATCTACATAACGTCTGGATACTTCGTTCCACACTAAACCAACCTGATGTTTAACCAGTTGTCTTGCAACAAAGATTGGAGCCTTAACATGAAACTGCATAGACGCATGACCAAAGGGACTCCAGTGATTGTGCTTTGCAAGATACTTAATTAGGCGTTCATCCCCCTCACTCAACAATCCCTCTACAGGGCCTTCAGCAAAAGGCATTGTTCCCCATTCAGACGTTTTTGAAAAAGATACACGGGCAGCATTAACAACAGTCAAATCACTTCCCATGTGATCTATTAGTTTTACTTTCATATTCACTCCTAAAATGGTGCCGGTGGTAAGAATCGAACTCACAACCTATTGCTTACAAAGCAATTGCTCTACCGTTGAGCTACACCGGCAATTCCACTTATCCTCGCTTTTTGAAGCGGTCATGTCTACGAGGAGAATACCCCTTAGGCCATGCTGGTTGTCGTGATGCAAGTTTAGTAACTCGCTGACCTAACTCATCGTTTTTAACGACAAGTTGAGCATTGTCAAATTGCAATGCCTTGATTTGGTTCTCAAGAGTAACAACTTTACCCTCAAAAAACCCTTCTTCTCTTACGGCAGGATTACCGTCAAGATGTACAGTGATTTCCATTAACTGGACTCCTCTATAAGTTTCAATAATTTCATTCTATACCTTTCGGCATCAATTGTCAAGAACCCTTTGTAATTTTTCATAAGTTTTTTTACATCAGGCCACACAAAATCATCCCATACTAACTCCTTATCCCATTTATTACTAAATTCAACAAGTTCATCCAATATAATCATAGTCTCAATGGAGACTCTTTTACCCAAATATTCTTTTAACAATGTAGGATGGTTATCATTTTTACACTCAAAAAGAGGTTCAAAGTTCTTGACAAACGGCTGCAACTCTTGAGAGAAGAGTTCATAGAACATCTTTCTTCGTTGCATCCATTCTTCATAATTTTTGGTGTTAAAGTTTGCAATGTATCCGTCACGTTCTTTAATAAAGTTTGATACAAAATAATTGAGGACTTCTTTATCATCATACCTAGTAGCAGTTTTGACAAAGAAAATGCGGTCTTTCCGTTTCCAGAATGAATCTCTAGAAACTTTTGTTTTACCACTAAATCTGTGGTAATCATAATCACCTTTGAAGTGAGCTTTCAAGGCACAATACATTAGATAGGTATCAACTGCTTGCATAATTTATTCTGGTTTTTTAAGTTTCCAAAAGATATAAGGCTCTTCACCCTCGACTTGTGCTGATATAGATTTGGCACTAGGATCAAGAGATTGTTTACCAACATAATTCCACTCATAACCCTCATTAACTTGTTTTTCGACTTGATCGAAAAATTCTTGATTATCCACTGCAAATAATCCACTAAAAAGTGCTATCACTAATATTGTTCCCATAATATATTCCTTATACTGGTAGTTGTGCGTGTCTAGGAAGGAAATTCAAATCTCTTGCATTTGCTTCAATCTTTTGTTTAAGTGCTTTAGATATCAAATTACCTACTGTGTCTGGTTCGATACCTTCATTCTTACAATACCAAAGTACTGCTTCCATGTGTGTAATTCTTTTTTCTTGTGCGATACTCTCTATTTTAAGAGAGAATGTTTTAGTTGTATTCATCATTAGTCCTGTTTGTTCAATTCACTTCTTTTAGTTTTATAGTCAGCGACTGCGGCCTTAATTGCATCTTCAGCGAGAACTGAGCAATGAATCTTAACAGGCGGTAGTGCTAATTCTTTTGCAATATCTTTGTTTGTTATAACCGTTGCTTCGTCTAATGTCTTACCCTTGATCCATTCAGTTACAAGGGAACTTGAGGCTATTGCAGAACCACAACCAAAAGTTTTAAAACAAGCATCTTTTATGATACTGTCCTCATCAACCCTAATTTGTAATTTCATAACATCACCGCAAGCAGGCGCACCAACTAGGCCAGTACCTACGTTATCTTCATTCTTATCTAAAGACCCAACATTACGTGGATTTTCATAGTGATCTAATAACTTGTTACTATATGCCATTTTTTATTCCTTTAAAAGTGAGGGTTAACCATGACCCTCGGCGTGTGTATTAAGGCACAACCCCCTTTGCATTACGCTGTGCGTAGTGCTGCATAACCAGCAGCAACAACTGCTCGTGTTGGTGTACCAATCATATACTTCATATATGTTTCACCATCAAAAGATGATACACGCTTGTTCAAATAGATTGAAAATCCTTCTGAACGAAGTTTGCTAATAACTGCACGAACATTCTTAACACCATAACGTGCTGAAATCTGTTTAGCGGTTAGTTCTGCACCATTCTCTAGTGCAGCTGCGACCTTTGCGGTCTGTGTAGTAGTAGTCATTTAAATGTTTTCCTTAACATTACAAATAAGCTGGAAACATTCCAACTTTTAAAGTGGTAGTTTTTAGTCCTATAAAAGAGAACTACCAAACTCATTAAGTGTCGATATAGCAATAGGTTGCCGTCACTTAAATTAAGTGGGGATGTTTCTGTTGCTAAGTACATCCCCGAAACTCCATGAGATTATGCAGCTAGTGCAAAATCTTCAATTTGCAAATTATCGTTTGCGTTTAGTGTTTTGACCATTAACGGAGTCATCCGACAATTCTCCACTTCTCTAATCAACACCTGTCGATCCTAGTTCGCCCCCATCAAAAGTAGACCAGCTTCCGAAAATATCAATGCACTTCAATCTTCTACTGAATTTAATCGTCCCAAATCTATTGACTAAGGAGCTACCTTAAATCTCATTTAGCTGACGCTCAGATTTGCTAGTCTACTTATGGTGGAGGCGTTGGGTACTGCCCCCAAGTCCAATCTGCCTTTCAATCTGCTTCATCGAACTGTAACTATATTTATACCACATCTAATTTAAAAAGTCAAGTGCTTTTTTATAAAGATGTTCCTTTTGTCGTATTTTTAAAGTTTCCAACACCTACTAATAATATACATAAAAGTCTTTCTTCTAATGGCATCTGTTCAAACACTGTAAAGCTTCCAGTTTCATTATTATATGTAATTGTTACCATTGGAATAATATGATCACCTGTAGTTGGATGTAAAGCTTTACTCTGTCCTAAAAATACTGGCCTCTCACCAAATTTAGTATACATATTGTTTAGAATAGCATCTGCTCTTCCACACACAACAGGTTTACTACTATTAACAAGTTGGCCAGACTCTATTGGTTTGTCCTTAAAAGGGTTTACTATTGAGATTTTTTTATTGATAGTTTCTAGCTTTGTTTCTGTATCAGACGATTGAGTTGTTTGACAACCCACTATCAGAAACATCGCCATCAACAAGGATAGGTGTTTCATTCTGCACACTCCATTCGGTAACTGTTTCCTCTAACATAGGAAGATACTTGTCTTTGTTCTTTATAAATTCTTGAACAGTGCCATCCTCAGTTACCACAAGAATGACTACTTGATTTATTTCAATTCCTGTTCTTTCACCAAACATTTCTGCATACGCTGAACCTTGTATGTAGTAGTTTTCATTCCAAGCCTCAGTTCGTTCTTTAGTAGACGTTTTGAAATCAATAATAGATGAAACACCTTTGTACTCTGCAATACAATCAACTCGGCCTGCAACCTTATATTTATCACTATAGAGTCCTGCTTCTTGTGCATAGATGTTATCTATATTACACAATACTCCTCTTCTTAGTCTTTTGAATAAACACCAAGGAAGAAAATTCTTTGCGTGTTCTGCAAACTTTTCTGGAGATTCATTGTGCATATTATTAAGGTAGTCTTCACACATATGGTGAACCTTCGTACCTCTTGCAGCGGCAGTTCTTGCGATATGGTTTGCAACTTGTTCACCGACACGTTTACGCCACTCAAACAATCCTTGTTTATTACGGACTGATAGAACAGTAGTTATAGAAGGATACTTATTTCCTTCTGGCGTTACATAAAATCTTTTACGATTTATCGTTTCTGTTGTAAGTTCTTGTAGTTTCACTGGTATGTGATTGTAGTTCATCATTATCTTCTTTCATATTATATGGAACATGAGATACATCTTCCCAAACATCGTAATTAATTTTATCTTTGTATTCTTCAAGTTTATTTTTATACTTGTATTTTTCTGGCACTTTGCCCCAACCTATTTCTTTGTCCCACTGTGATTGAGTATATTTCATCACACATTTCTCATGCGTTCCACTAATCGCTCTGCACGATTTGTCACTTGGCGATACCACGCACTATCAACCATCTCATCGGCAGCTGCGTTCCAATCTCTGGCATCTACACCACGTTTCATTCCTTTGAACTTACTCAAACGAGGGCGACCCATGTTGAACATCATATTCGCAACTATTTGTTGAACTTCTTCTGGCAAATCATCAAAGTTTTCGTATAGGATGTTGCAGTCTCGCAAGACGTTTTCGCAATCCTGCTCGAAGGCCTCAATGACTCTGGACTCACTGATTGAAGTCCCGAGCTCAGAGCCGTGCTCTGGGTCTGACTCAAGTACCAGATGGCCCACACCAAAAGTAGCATAACCAAGATGATCATTGTATATTTCATACTTAACACCCTCATCTAATTCTAGCTGTTTGCGTAACTTATCTACATCCATTATTCAATTCCTATTCCTAGTTTGGTCTTGTTAATAAGATAACTACGAACAAAACCAGAGCGAACAATGTCGCCTATGGTAAATTCTGTACAACTAAATTCTTCCATCTCTTCCAAGATACGTAGAAAGTCGTGTAATCCATTTTTCTCATTTGTCTTTTGTAAATCAGACTGACCAAAATCACCGCAAAATACAATCTTAGAATCCTGACCAACTCTTGTGATGATTGTATCTAGCTCATGAAAATTCATATTCTGACACTCATCCACAATAATAATACTATTGTCAAATGTCAATCCTCGTAGGAATGAAGTTGACAGAAAATATAATGATCCCTGTGCTTTTAATTTGTCGTATAAAGAGTTAAACTGCTGTTCGTTATTCATTTCAAACATGAACTGTACCATGTTTTGATAAGGTACTTGATATAGTGCAGACTTATCTTCTTCATCGCCTGGCAGAAAACCAATCTCTCTAGTAGGAATAAGAGAGCGAACTAACACAACTCTATCATATTTTGTTTTTAAGTCAAAAATATCTTGTAGTGCTAGATACAATGATACAAAAGTTTTACCTGTACCAGCACAACCAAATAGAAATTGGTTCTTTTCTTTCTTCCAAGATGAAAAAACCTGTTTTTGATTGTCAGTAATTGGTTTAATAGTAACTAAACTATTGTGATTAATTTCTTTATTTTTCTTTGCTGCCATGATATATCCTATTTAAAATGGGTGGGGAGTGCTAATTGAAGCGCTCTATAACACTCCCCTTGGTGCATAGGCGGATTGACTTCCCAGCTTACATAGATACTGTGCATCTAATGCTGAAGTTTGATGTCTCGCCCGCACCATAATTATTTAGTAACTAATGGGTTCTTTTTCTGATGTTTTCTAACCACTTCCTTAGCCTTTAATTTCTTATGAGATTCACCAGTTTTGTATCTATCACCCAAATGAGAATTAGGATGAGCAGATGCAATTTGACTCATACGTTCTTTCCATCCTTCATCATTCTTAGGCCCAACACCCATAATGTGATCTCCTGTGTAAGCAAACATTACAGGGACTTGTGTAATATTAGAATGTGATTTTAAGTATGTTTCTCTCTCACTGAAAGACATAAATTCATCAAACACTTTACCTGTATTTGTATCTTTAAATTTATACGTTGGCATTATATTGTAGTTCCTTTATGAACACAGTTATTTAAAAAGTTCCATTTGTTTATCTTTGACATATTGCAATTCTATTATACGATTGTAAGCGTTTTGCAATTGTTCTTGAAGTTCTTTTACATTATTACGAAGTATTACATTTTCTTCTAATAAATTTAAAGATTTATCTGTTTTAGATTCTTGCATCATTCTAAGTATGTAGTTCGACCGGCTTTCCCTCTGCATTTGTTTCTCCTAAAAACCATGCTGGTGTTTCACGTTTAGACCACTTTGCAAAACCAGACTTCTCTCTTATATAGTATTTCTGATATGCAAGTACTGTATCCTCACCCTTACATTCTTCTGGCATACATTGTGGTGGATCAGTAAATTTGCCCCCATAAGGAATGTTGTTAGGAGTACGAGCAAGACATTCTTTCAATCTTTCAGTCGCATGGGTTTTACCATAACGATGCGTGTACTCTCGCATGAGAGCAGTCATGTGTCTCCATAACCAAATGTAATTTTGAACACTAGAACGAGTCCAAATAGTACTTGGATGGTTCTTGTGAGCCATCTTGTACATACCTTTGGAGTCTGCAATATCATCACCATCAAGAACACGGTGTGTACTACATAACATCTGAGCAGACTCAAGTATCATCTTCACAACGTGCTTATCACAACTCATTTGAGCTGCAATTATAGGGTCTTTATCAAGGTAGAAGATGTTCATTACATATAATCTCTAACATATTCTGATGCAATTTGAACAGGCATTTCACCAACTAATTCACTTACCATTTCATAAAATTCTGGTTTAATGTTAGCTTTACCATAATTTGTGTTAATAAGATTTCTATTCCTTTTTGCTACAACTGCTTGAGCAATCTGTATCGCAACAAAGGCAGGATTTCTATTTGCAAAGTTAAGTTTAGGGTGTTCACCTATAACAATTTTTCCATTCTCATCTCTACCCATAAAATTTAATTCGCCAAGTTGTAGTCTGTCTGGATGCTTTGTACCATCTGGCCTAGGACTAGTACAACCATTGCCGCCCCTTTCCCGATCACAAACTGACGTTAAATAATTACTTCGGCCACATTGTATTTCTTTAAAATAATATTCACCGCCTTTGTTAGAACCTTCTATTGAATAATCATCGGCATCACAACAAACCCAATAGTCTATTTCTTTTTTGTTACAATCCCACAATTTCCAACCATCTTCTGCTTTACCAGTATTTTCCCAATCACCGTCAAAATCTGAATTATCATCTTCTTCAACGTATTGTAACATTTCTCTTGATATTTTCATCGATTAAATTCTCCATATCCCATCACAAAATTTTCTGCACAATCTTCAGCATATCGTTCATTGTGATTTTCCATACAACGCATTTCTGAACGACCTAACATTTCCATATCCACATAATACTTTTTTTGTATGTCATCCCAAAGAACTTTAGCAGTTCTATCTTTGTATTCTTCAGAACCCATATAAGTTGATAATTCTTTGTAGTAACGACCATTTACAATCATTTAACTGGCCCTCCTTTTTGTCCAATTTCCCAACGATAGAATATATGATCTTCAATTTCAACAGTCCTAGTTTTAGTTTCTGCCCATGCAGGGTTAACATAATCAGCGTGGTAGTGTGTAGCTCCATCTGTAATATCTATGAAGTTAATAGTATTATACACTATAGACTTAGCAATTGTCAATAACCTTTGATAAGTTTTTTTATCTCTTGGTTCATCACCTCTACCATCACAATACCAAGAAAACTGACAACGATGTTTTACAGGATAGAAGGTAGCATCATTAGGATCAGGAGTTTGTCGAGTCTTCCAACTCTCTCTTGTCGGGCCTTGATATATAACTCCACAAATTGTATTGGGAAATCTTTTATCCTTAACTCTGTTGAAAACAACAGAAGACACGCCAAGAAGTCCAGCACTACCTTGACCTCTGGCTTCATGATACATATTAAGTGCAAGACATTCTACAGATGCACTTTTATCTTCTGGTATATCAGTAATTACTGGAGTGAATATCATCATTCCTACTGAAACTAATTCTGTTAGATTCATTTTAGGCCACCATCCACATAAAAAACCATATGGTAAATACTAAAATTCCAAAAATAAACATTAGTAATTCATCATCAATATTTTTCATTTTAGAACGCTACTAATGCAGCATAACCCATTCCAAAAATAAGAACAATACCTATTGTACTTTTAATCGTTTCCATATCAGGCTCCTGTCCAACGAATTTCATAACCACCGTCAAAGACGTTTCCACGAGCAAAGTTCCTAGCAGGAGCATTGTAACCAGCTGGTTTTAGAATGTCACCTTTTTTGAACTTCTTGTCGTTATCGACTGCAACGATAAAAGCAGATACACTTTTATTTGTAACAATCTTAACATATTTCTTATTGTAAGAAACACTGAAACCATCAGCATACTCATCCCACATCTTTAGAGCAATTTCACAACCTTTATCACTCCACTCACCGTAGTCGGCAATCATTGCCCTTTTCATGGCTTCAACACCTTCAATGATATTCGTGGTTTTTTCTTTCACATAAACAGCCATTATACTAACTCCAAAGCACGTTTCAACAATAACATTGCACCATCATCGGTTTCAAAACCATCTTCTGATGCAAAATCCATAGAAGAATCACCCATCATGGTTTCTGCAATTCCACAAGTTTTCAAGGTATATGCAACACCTTTTGCAGTCTTCGACCATCCTTTAAGGTTTCCATAGTTTCCGGCATACATTTTTAATCCACCGTTATAAGCACTTACATGAGTAATCATTGTTTTCTCTCTCTCTCTTGATTATATTATTAGTATATCATACAAAATAAGGTTTGTCAACCATTAATTTCACTTTTTTTGAAATTAATTTAGGCGTAAGCCGCACTTCTCCAACTCTCTGTGTATGCCCAATACAAATCAGTAACATACTCTACATCCACAACAACATATTTTGCACTAACTTGAGAAATAACATCCTCAAGGGTTTCTGCACCATCTTCTATTATGGATAGAACCACATTTTCTAGTTCAACTAAATTTTCTGTTACACTCATAACGAATCCTCTCTCTTTTGATTATGTCTTATCATACCATGTTCAGAAGGATTTGTCAACAAGAAAATGCACTTTTTTGAAAGAAAATTAACGAGTTGCCTGACGATGAGCTTGTGGATAACCTTCAATTTTCATATATTTTTCATCCCAATCAAATGCTTCTTTGACTACATTATCAGAAAGGCCTTTGTATTTACGATGCAATTCTTTATTCTTTGCAGCAACAAGCACCTCAGCATCAGTCTGATGCAACCCTTCTAGTAACTGAACGAACATACTTTCACGCTTACTCTGGTTCAAATCTGCATTACCACCTTCTAAATAATGAAATAACTTTCGTGCTTCAGCATGAAGGTTAGTATGTTCTGTACCTTCTGGAGCATCGTTCTTTTCATAAGGAACTTCACCGTCTGGAAGAGCCCATTTGATTTCAGGGTCAAAAGATGATTTGATTACCATGCGTAATGCATCAGAGTCATAATGCTTTAGAAAAGAAACCTTTTCTTTTTTTGTTTTAATCTTAGAAACTTTTTCTAAGATTTCAGATATTAGTAAGTCCATGTCAAAATTCTCCTATGGATTCTATGAGATTCTTCAATCTCTTCTTTGTAAAATAATTTAGTAGTTTGCTACGATCACCTTCTGGAGATTCTTGATATGCTTTCAAACAAGACATAAAAATTTCTTCTGGTGCTTTAGACAAATCTATCAACTGTTGATTTCTTTGAAAATTACGTTTCACTTCACCATCTGGTATAGCCATCTCTACAGGCATTAGAATTTCACCTGTCCATTCTGCAATCTTCTTTTTACTCAAAGGTTTTTGTCGTATTCCATCAACAAATGTATTGTCTGGTGATAATACATTTGGAACTCCATCACTTGTATCACCTTTGAGAATGTGTTCATCCAAATATTTGTAGGGATCATGGCCGTTAATCATTTTTTTAGTGATAGGACTGTATTGAGATACATTACTAAATCTATGTAACTGAATAAAGTCTTTGTCTCCAGAAAGAATTAATGTCTTTCCATTGTCGTATTCAAGTTCAAGGCACAATGCAGCGATTACATCATCTGCCTCTGCACCATATACCTCAACGTGTTTGTATGGGAAAACATCTTTTAGTTCTTGTTTAATCTCATTGAGACAACCAAATATTGCATCCCAATCTAGATTAGAACTTTCTCTACTCTTTTTACGACTAGCCTTGTAGTTTGGAAAGTGATCACGCCTCCAGTAGTGACGAGAATCAAAACAGAGAACTAACTCTCCAAACTCTTGTTTAAATTTACTACGATACATTCTTAGAGAATTAAGTATCATGTGACGTACCATACTCTCATCTGGTTTGGTAGTCTTATTCATATTCAGATGCATCATCATACTGGCTAATGATATCTGACTTATATCAACTAAAATCATGCTGGGTTTTTATCCTCACTCTTTAAGAAATTTATTACACTTTCTACTTTACTATAATCTATATAAAAATGTTTTTCATCGTTATTATATTCAGTTCCACACAAAAGAGATACAACTTCTTGAAATGGATGCTCTATACTATAGTTATAATAAGTTGCTCCCTTTAATAACTCTGTTAAAAATAGGATATATCTAATACTTTCATCACTAGGATCATCTGGTGCAATACCACTCTCTACAAGGTTTTGTAAAACAGAAATCGTACAATCACTTACTATACGATCACACTCAGCAAGCACTTTGGCTGCTTCGAGTTCTTCTGATGTTGAGTTCTTAGCCCAAGGGCCAGTTATGATCTCAGCGGTCATTTTTTACTCTTTCTTTTTTTCTTTTTTGTTGGTTCTTCAAATATACCATGATCTTCGTTATACATCTCTTGTGTATATTTACACCCCATGTCTGGATAAAATACACCTATATCTCTTTTAGGATTGCCCTTATCATCATACGCAAGTGCTACACATCTTCTAGTAGTTTTATGTTCCATATACTCACCATAGAAACTATCTATATAATCTCCATCTCGTAAATATTTAACAAGATTACGAACATATCCTTCATGAGTAGATTGTTTTGCATATGCACCACTAACACCCTGTTTTGCTGACCTTCTTTCAGATGCAGCAAGTTCTTTTTGTGTCTTGATCCACTTTCTAACTTTCTTTGGATGAGCACGATGGTCTTCTGGAAGATTGCGTAAACTCTCATGAATATTTGATTGGCCATAATCTGGATTTTTTGCAGCACGAGCCTCTCTTGCTTTCTCAAGACGAGCAGATGCGGCTTGTTTCTGTTCCTCAGTCATAGGTTTACGTGGTTTACGAACCTTTTTTCTTTTAGGTTCTACCCATTTACTATTATCAGTAGTCGCTTTAATCTTTTTACCTTTAACCATTAGAGTACCTTCATCGTCCAGTTTACAATACCATTTAGAAAAATTGCAACTGCGACTGCATTTACAATTATAAGAGCTCTATCATTCCATATGACAGAAACCCACAACCAACCAGCAACACCTATGAATTGTAAAAACATATTCCAAGGATATAAATCATTGGTTGTCGCAATCATAGCAAAAATTAAAACAATAGAAGAGGCCCACTTCAAATACCAACTTAAAGGATGATGTTCCTTTAATGGTGTTGATGTTGCAGAAAAATTCTCGTAGTCTTCTAATTCTTGTAATTCTTCAGTATCCATTTAATCCTCTATAGATAATTAATGTTAATATTTACTCTTCTTTTTACATCAGTAGTAGAAGTGCTATGGTGAGGTTGAGTAGGATCAAAAAACAATACCCTATTAGCAACACTATCAAACTTTTCATCTCCAATAACGGTTCCCCCATCGCAAGTATTTAACGAAAATAAAGCACCCATGTGTTCTTGTTTCATATCCACATGATCTGGATGATGAACTATCTCTGGAGTTCTACCATAAAGATTTATTTTAGCCCTCATAAGAAGTTTAAAGTCTGGTAGTTTCTCAAAGAGAGGTTCAAACAAATGATAATAACCACTCTTTTCAGGCGGTTTTGGTAATGTACCATCCTTCGGCATCTCTGCAAGTCCCATGTATAACATATGTATAAAATACATATCGGTTTCTTCTTCAGAACCATCAGCAACACTATAACTGTAGTGCCAGTCAATATCTGGGCCACTAACAGCATGAGCGATATTCATAAATTCTTTTTCATTTAAGAAATTATCAACGATATATGGTTTCATTAGTATCCTGACTCCTCAAATCTTTTTTCAAGGTTCTTTTTAGTCCTACGAATAGCAGATGCTTTAGACCTTCTTTTCTTTTCACTCTTGGTCATATAATATTCTCTTTCACGCAATTCATTAAAAAAACCATCATCTTGTAGTTTATTTTTTAGAACTCGCATAGCCTTATCGACATTATTATTACGAACTGTTACTTTCATCTTCTCTTTCCTGTTGTTGGATCACTTTGTTCTGTTCTTGACAGCACTTGTAATCCACCTTTGTTGTATGCTTGACCTATAACATATTTACTAGATATATCTAGTTTGTAACTTTTGTCCTCTTTTGTACAGGGAGTCCAACGAGAGACATCTGGTTTTTGGTGGAGTCGGGCGGAATCGAACCGCCGACCTTCTGGTTGCAAACCAGACGCTCTCCCTACTGAGCTACGACCCCCATTGGATTTACCGACACCCATACGTTTGAGATACTTTGCGTGTTCTTGTTCTGCAACAAGTAACGACTTAGATTTCTTCTGTTTCTTACGTTTACGACTGCTCGTAGTTGTGTAATAAACAGGTAATAAATGCATACCACTCATATTATTATATTACTATGTTCAATAAGATTTGTCAAGTGTTTTCTTAATTTAATGTAGAGGATTTAAAATCAAATGCTTTATTAGAATCATATGGTTCTAGTAATACATTTATATAGTCAATAGCCTCATCTAAGTTCCAAAATAAAGCACCAGACATATCCATAAGAGGATGGTCTTGCACATGAATGTCATCAGATACAATCACTACTGGTTTCTGTAAACTATATCCCCACGCAATTTCAAATGTCGTACCATAAGAAGCCCTTCGAGCATTAATTTCTTTGGGAAGATATGCAAGAATTAAATCACAAGATGTTGTATCCATGTAATTCTTCATCATAATTCTTTTTCGTGCTTCTGGATCATCAGAGTGTGTTTCTGCACGATAGGGATTAATACCTACAAGATTTTCTGAGAATCCTATGTAACACTTTTGTCTCCACTGATTGATTTCATGGTTATTACAACCTTCAATTGGGCCTGCAAGGTATACATATTTTTTCATTGATAAATTTCCTTCATTACCCATTCATTATTTTCAAGACAAGCAGTTCCTTTAACATTTCTCAACTCTTTTCCAACTGTGACTTTAGATATCCACTCTTTACAATTTCCACTCGTTGCAACAGGGCCTTGTGTTACACTAAAACCTTTTTCTGGGTTTCCCCATGTAGACATTTGGCCATTTGCATTATGAGTAAGAGTTTGTCGCAATAACATTGTAGCATATAATCTATCTACCTTATCAAAGTGAGCTCCAACTTCATGACCAACTGCCATACCAACAACAGCACCAGCAGCACTTGTTAATGGACTACCTCTACCTAGATATGCACCTGTCACAGCGCCACCAACAGCACCCATTTTTGCTTTAGTAAAACTAGATTGTTTTGGTGCCCAAACACCTCGGCCAGGCAAATAATAATCTTTAGACGTACATCCTGTTATTGGACTGCACCCAAGAGTGGGGTTGATACCCGAAGGCATCAAACACCCACTCAGAGAGAAAGCAAGAATACTACTGAGAAGTATTTTTTTCATCGGAAACCAACTTTTCTACATTAACCATTGATTTCGCTTCGTCTAATTCTTCAGACTTAGTAACTTCTGCTTCAAGTTCTTTCCAAGCTTTGTTGGAACGCAAACGAGAGTAGACCATACGATCTTTACGCAAACGATTGAAGATGATCTTTGCAGCTTCTTTATCAGAATACTCCAAGAGAACAAATGCACGATATTGAGTGCCGGAAGGGAAAACGTCTACCTTAATAGGACTATACCCTGCAACATCAACATTTGCAATTACATTCTTTGCAACCTTTTCAATCTCTGACATTACAGTTGCATCAGCATCAGTTTGACCTAACTTTGCCATCCACGTTTTAGTCATCGCTTTAAGTTTACCATTGATACGATCTGCAAGAACAACCTTTGCATTAATAGTTGCAATATCAACCGCAAACTGTAAATCAGGTGCAGTTGCAGAGCCAGTTGTAAAGATAGAACCTTTCTTTTCAGGCATCTCTTTGTACCAACTTGGAACAACTGAAACTGCTGCATTTACTTTTGCAGTTTTGTAAATAACCTCTGGTGTTTCTGCAAGAGGTTTTGGTTCTTGACTTGCACAAGCATTAAGAACCAGAGCAAGTGTAGATACACTCGCCATCAATTTGGTGTTCATTATCTAATCTCCTTCAATGTTTCCACCACACTATCTCTAGCGCCACCTGGCTCTAGAAACTTATATTTGACTATAGGTACGACACTTGGATAATACGCACAAATGACAAGACCTACAATCACTCCCATAATAAATTTAAACATTATTCAGACTCTTCTTCTTTCACTCTCTCAAGAGAAGAAACTGGAACCCATTTTTCAACTGGACTTAAAAAATCAGACATCGCTTGACGTTTTGCATTAATGTCTGTTTTAAAACCACTCATGGTATTACCACAGCCCGTCAGAAACACTAATAATAGTATCGCAGACAATATTGCCGTTGATACTTTTATTTGGAATCTCATTTCACTTTCTTTCATTTTTCACAACTTTCCGTAAATTTAACTTTACCAATACTGGTATTCATGTATATCACTTTACATGACTTTCGTACATTTGTCAAGTGACAATTTAAACTTTTTTCACTTTTTAGTGTTTCTGGTATAATTTCTCTCATTATTCCTTTCTTTGCACGATCTTCGGCATGAGTACAGGCGTCCATTTGAGACATATCTGGCCCAAACATATATTCACCCTTTGATGGATACCATTCACCATCAACTCTGGCTTCAATAGAAACCTTACAATTTTGTATATCTTTTACTTTAGGAACTTTATCTATAGACTTAGACACAAGTCGAACACTCTCTATATGACCTTCATAGATAATCTTATTATCTACCTTGTAGTCACAAGGAGCATCTGCAAGAGCCGTAGAAGAAAGTAAAGTAAAAACTATCGCAAGTTTAGTTTGATTTTGCAATCCTGTCTTCTCTTATAATTTGTGAGATTGGAATTAATTCAATCTCTCCATCAGATTTAACAGTGGTTTTGATATAACCACCACTTTCAAGTTTCTTCATAACGAAAGCAACCATCTCTTCTGATAGGGATTGAACGGTGAAATAGCGACCAGCATAAAATGCAACTGCAATACAGCCAGTGGCTAAAAGTGTGTGTATTAAACTATCCATTGTTTTATAATACTATACCTAATAACATTTGTCAAGTACTTTCTTTAATATTATTTCTACTATATTGCTTACCCCATAACCAACTGTTAAATCTGCTCGAATTACGAGAAATCCACATTACAAAGTTGCTGTTCCAAAACCAATGATTGTATCTACTAGTCATAATTTTTATCCTTCAATTCTAATAATTATTACAGGAAGTAATCATCATAAAAAATAATCTATTCATTTTTATTGTGTCCCAAACACTAACACTATATTTTTCCTGTAACCACTCATCTTGTAAAGTATAGGCTTCTTTTTCAAGATCACCTACACATTCTACATTACTATCTATGTCGTTCTCAAACTGCATATGGTGAACTAATTCATGAAATAAGACAGATTTATCATGAATTGTTTCTATATCAAACTTTTTGTTTACTATAATAGTTTTATTTTTATCGTCATATAGAGCTATAGGATTTGTTCTATCCAAATCCCAATCTTTTTTTGCAGCACAAAGTTCTATGTTCTGACTTGGTATGGGTGTTAGTTCGCATCCATAAGCATAGGAGCGAAGTTCCATAGTGTTTAAATAATTGATATTAGGAATTTCTGGAATACTATACCCTGTGGCGGTGTGAATCCACATCATCATAGCAATAATTATTTCTTTCATAGAATTATCTCTGTTTTGCTGATTTATAATACATATTTATTATGTGTTGGTAATATGCTAGTGTAGCACTCATAAGTATTTCTCCTTTTCTATAAATACTTATAAGAGAAAAGGAAAAAGTATCTTTGTTCATTTACTACCTCTGATATGTGTCTAACGCATGACTACCTACTTACCTCTCATACCAGCAAGAGGATTCTCAAGTGCTTTCTTAATTTTTTCATTGATAGAATCGTTCAACTCTTTCATTTGAGATTTTATTCTCTGTTCAAGAGTATCCATGTCATTGCGTAGTTGTTCTCTGCGATTATCAAACCGTTCTGAATTATCTGTAATCATCTTACGAACTTTAGTATCGTTGTTCTCAATACTCTCTCTTTGCAATCTAAATGCTTCCTTACCACGCCTCTCAACATCATCAACTTGTGTTTCTATTGTGTTAAGATCAGCTTTGAGATCGTTCTTTATGTCTCTGGTATAATCTCTTGCTTGCGTTACAGAGTCTACCACACCATCCATCTTCTTGTCAAGGATTGATATTCTTTTGTCAAAACCTGACAAGTCTGGTGCTTCATAACTCTCTATTCTCTCTCTCATATTCATATAGTCTTTATAAAACTCAAAGCCACCCCATAGACCGCCACCTAACGTGCCAAGTATAGGTAGCAATAACAACATTTTTCCACCTTTGATTTTTGCACCGGCGATTTCTACTTCGGCCATCTTCTTCTCCTATTTGTATTGACTATCTACTAATGCCCTATGGGCAACATCACTGCCTCCAATCATGTAATATGCAGCTCCTGTGTTGTCTGCAATTGTGTTATCTGGTATTATATCACTCGTAAAGAAATTAGGGATATCTGGAATTGTTCTCTGAACACTAAAGAATGATCTAGAGTTTCCTAACGCACCCATCACCACAAGTGTTCGTATCTGGTTCGTTGAGTCATAACGACCTTTATCTCCCATACTCTTTACTATTTTACGTGCAACCTTTTGTTTTGCATCCTTCTTTGCTTGTTTTACGCTCTTCGATTTACTTTTACTCCCACCGGCAGCCTTTCCAGCCTTTGGGGACTCTCGTACATCTCCGTCACCTTCCTGTGACTCTGACTCTGCGGTTTGCTCTGGTTGTTCATCCGACTGTGCATCAGTTCCCTCTGATTCTCCACTTCCTTCATTAGATTCACTAGGTTCTGCCTCTGTTGTTTGTTCTGTAGATTCTGTTTCAGTTGTTGATTCTGACTGTGGTTCGGGTTCAACATCTGCACTGGCTCCACTCTCCGTTGACGAGGCTGTTTGTAAATCTCCTGTAGCATTATCCATCTCCACTTCTATATTTGCGACTTCTGTTTGTGTTTCCATTGGGCCTGTTTCTACTGGTGCTTCAAAGGTAGGAACCTCTATTGATGCAACCTCTACAGGAGCCATTTCTATACTAGTCTCCATACCACCTGTATCTGCGGCAGGAAGTTCTATAGTAAAAGAGTCAACCTCATTTCCTATAGGGTCATTTATCGTAATCTCAAATGATTGTGGTTCCGTTATAACATCAGTTGCAGCTTCTATCTGTTGATTGACAACATCCATTGCTTCATCGACAGCAGCTGCAATCACATCAAGTGTTGCCTGTGTTGTATATGTCACAGCTAAATGTACGTTGTCTGCTCTTGGGCCACCCCAACCACCACCAGTAAATCCTTCATCTATACCGTACAACCTTAGAGTTGCAATTGCAGAGGTATAGTCGTTTGATGGTACTGTGCTTGTATAATTATCATACGTGCTTGTATCCCACCCTGTCCACGATATGTCTTTATACTCATGTTCAAATTGATGAAGTTGATTTCCTGCTGAATCTTTGATGGTAAGTGTGATACTAAATGTGTCCTTACAGTCTTGTCCTTGCACTCCACTACAAACTGGAACAGTGGCATTGTTGGAATATGAATACACATCTGCACCATATTTTAAATCAAAACCGTTGTTTACCTCATCTTGAGTCATAGTATCAAATAGATCAACAGACTGACTAATCGCACCACCTCTTTTATCCGTCATCACAGCATTACCACCAAATGGCCCACAAGTATCACATACGTAACCATCACCCTCTACTGTCCACTCAGGAACAGTGGTTGTGTTAGTTGAGTCCTCAAATCCTCTATTTTTTAATAATTGATCAGAGGTGGTTTCCTCTGCTTTAGAATAAGAAAGTGGGAACACCAAAGAAAAGACCAATAGCACCAACGAAAGTTGCGGCAGGAACCCACCCAAACTCTTCTGGTGCTTCAGTAATTCTTTCCTCTTCGGAATAGTCATCAGGGTTTTCATATTCACTTATCCCTGTGACTCTTTTTTTTTAAACACTTTACTATCTGCTGGTGCATCTTCTGGGTTTTCTTCCCAAGATTTCTTTGCATCATCACCGATTGCACCTTTATATGGACAAGGTGTTCCAGCCATCCACATGGCATCAAATGCACGAGCATCCTGACACAACATAGACACAGCAGCAACCTTCATGCCCATTCCGTACATGGAACGTGCAAGTTTAAGTCTCTCACAGTTTTCATCTGTGACAGTGATGCCAGATGCAAAACCTAGAATCTGTGTTTGTATCGCAGCCGATGCAGCACTCTTACACACATCACTATTATTAATGACAATGGATGGAGCAGATGCAGTTGGTGGTGCCTTGTCTACTACTGTAGAAGAAACCGTTGTGTTAGTATCTGCCGCATATAATATAGAAGGAAATAGTGCCACAAAAGCTGTCATAACAAAAAGTTTGAAAGCTTTCATAGGTTCTCCTTAGTTACTCTCTACCTTCATATAAGTATTTATATATTAAATTTCTATTTTAAGTGAATCTTAACGAAATATTCTGCATCAACCACTACTAATGGTTTTTGATTATTACGTTTAATAAAAACTACAGGTTCATAGTCACCAGAATTTTCAGTTGCTTGTTCATATGATTTCCATATATTTATGGATTCTTGATTTTTACACTCAATAGAATAAGGGAACTTTTCTCTTGCAGCTCGAGCCATGATGAGGTCTTCACCACCAGCACCCATACTACGAGATTCTATATCTTCGGGGTGTACGTCTAACTGTTCGATTAGTTGGTCACGAACCCACTGTTGAAATCTACGACCTTTTGCTTTAGCACTTTGTGTTTTCATAATCTTTCCTAAAGATAACCTGTCTGCAATCTTCATCCCAAAGACCATAAATTTTTTTGTGACATCCAGCGCATGATGCAGAACCAGATGATTTTGGTAACAGATTAACTATTTCTCTATCGCACCACTTACAAGTTTCATTAGTCTTCATCTTCCCATTCCATATCATCTTCTAATTCATCAGAAAGGTCTGCACCACAAAAAGTACAATGAAGAACAACATAGTAAGTCTCATTTAAATTATGTTTTATTTGATACTCTGCTTCACAAGATTCACACACTATTAATTTCATATATTAAATCTCACATCCACCAGCAACACAAGCTAATTCTTGAGCACCGATTGTCATATCAGTTTTTTCATAGTCTCCAAGTTTAGACCAATCAATTTCTTTGGGCATTTTATTCAACAACATTTCAAACTCTTCTTTTGCAACATCTTGATATGGTGCTTGTTTATATGTATGTTCTGAAAATGGAAGGAAACTCACACCACTCATCATGTCAAAGTTATCGTATACCCATGCACCAACTTCAAGCCACTCATTCTCTTTAACAGAGATAGTCACAGAAGGTTTGTGTTCACACCAGTTTTCCTGATAGACTTTCCACAACTTCAATTGGTCAATCGCAGTCATGTCTGTACGAAATACTGCATCCTTATTAACACTCATAGGAAAAGAGAACACTGCTGTATGACTAGGATTCATTACATCATCTTCTACAGGGAAACCCATATCCGTCATCATCTTAGTAAGTGGGTCTTTCTTATCACCACGCACTGTACGAACATAAAAAGGATTGTGTCTTGCATGAATACCAGAAGCTGCATCTACTAACTGACTTACTGTACCAGATGGTTTAACACAAGTAACTGCTACAGATTGATTGATACCAATCTTCTTTGCAAACTCCTCGTTAGTTTTAACTGCCTGATCTTTTAGGTCTTGCAGTATGGATGGTAGTTCATTACTTGAACCTTTACCATTGAGAAGTTTGTTGTCCATAATACCAGTAAGAGAGACTCCTAAAAGTCTCTCTTCTTCGCAATTATTTCTCCAGACTGATGATACGTACTTGAAATTCACAAGGGTTGATTGAATTGTACCAAGAATAGTAGCAAGTCGCACTTTCTCCATAAGTGTTTCTTTAGTGTCAGTAGAACGCACCACCACCTCTGAAAGATTACAAAACTCTCTACTACGCAAAATAATTTCTGAACATGGGTTTGTTCCAAAGTCCTGATCTGCATCTCTACGACCATTCTTTGCGGCTTGTTTCATTGCACTTTCACGATTAAAGATACCACGCTCACCAGACTTTGATTCGTATAATGCTTTCCATTCATCCATAAATGTACCGATATCTGGTTTCTCTGTATAACAAGCAGAGTTATTTGCCAATGCACGTTGTGGTTCTGTATTCCACCACTGACCCGACTTTGCGGCTCTCATACGGTCATCAGAGAGGTTAGAGAGACTTATGAGTGCGCTTCGTCTTACACCCCCTACTACAACTACCTCTGCAATCTTACAAACAAGATCATGACATTCGATAGAAGATAACTTACGGCCAGGTGCATTTTTAAAGATATTTACAGCAAAATTGAATAATGATTCTAGTGGTTCTGGGCCTGACGCTCGACCACCAAATGTTTTAAGAGGAGAACCAGCAGGACGAATCTTAGATAAATCCCAACGAGGAATCTGACCAATATACAACATACCAACAAGTTCTTTAAGTCCCTTTGCCCATCCTAACTTAGAATCTGCAATCGTGATAGTAGTTTCTGTGTGATGAAAGTCATCTGCAACGTGAGGTAGTTGTGCAACGTGTTGACGTTCTACACTAAATCCAACACCTGTACCATTCATCAGAATGTAAAGGATTTCATCAAATGCATGAACACGATTGACTGCAACATAGGAACAATTATAACCAGCAATGTTTTCACGTTTGAGTGCTTCACCAGCAGTCATAAGACAACGCATTGAAGGCATCACACGTAAATCTAATACAGCATCCTCTAGTTCTTTTCTTAGACTGTCACTTAAATTAAATTCATGTAAATCTTTTAAATGACCTTTGAAGAAATCAAAATACCTTGCAACTGTTTCATCCCACGTTTCTCTTCTTCCTTTATCCGGCAACCAACGTGAATATCTTGATAGGTGAATAAATTCTTGGTATGGTGTAGGTAGATAGTTGCTAGTCATTTATTTTTCTCCATGTTGCAAACCTAACTGCCGCTGATGCAGATTGGTATGTGTTATTTTTAATTATCTTCTGTACTTCCTCTTTGGTGTATCCACCCAAAATCATATCATTGATATCTTTGTATTTCATCGTATCTGGCCAAAGACAAATCTTAACCCCACTTTTAATTGTCTTTTTTATTAATTTACATATCTCCTTGTTTCTTGGTTCATTATCAAATACTACTGTAAAGTCACAATTCAAACTAGGCATATCTGCACCAGCAACTGCAATACAGTTATCTAAAAATAAACTATCAAGGGGGCCTTCAACTACATAAACTTCTTCTTTTTTATTCACTCTGTCTAAACCAAAAATCTTATCCCTATCCTGTAACTTGATAGTTAGATATTTTGGTTGTTCATTTCCAAAGGCTCTGCCTTGATATGCAAATATTTCTCCTTCTTCATTTCTAAACGGTATCAACAACCTTGGATGATCGCCATCTAAGGAAGGAAACTTATTTGGTATTAACTTATTTGTAAACTTATAAAATTCGGAACAGAGAAATAAATCTTTGTAAGAGTTTTTAGGTAGTTTTCTTTGTTCAACAATTTTTCTAGCAGGATGTTCATGGGGAAGTTCTGATATTGATTTGAGTTCTTTAACAATTGACTCAGAACTTGGTTCCAGTTTTTTCCCTTTTGAAGATTTATTTTTGTTGAATACTGGTGCATTAAATTTAAACTCTGGCTTTGGAGTGATCGTATCACTCCCTGTTTTATATCTCTCCATTATATAGTCTTTGTAAGTATTCAAGTCTAGATACTCAATCAACTTACCAAGTGTAGCACCTACACCACAATTATGACACTTATAGAACAGGTCATTCTTTTTACGAAACACGAAACCTCGAGCCTTTGTGCGGTTCTTTTTAGAGTCACCACAATAAGGACAACGAAAATTCCAAAGAAAATCACCCTTCTTCTTAAATTGTTGAAGATAGGGTGATATGAGATTCACATACTTTACATCAATATAACTTTGCATTATAGTATCATATACTATTCAAAGGTAAATGTCAACCTCCTATTACCATATATTTTTGCAATACAAATCCTACAATTATAGAACCACCTATGATGAGCCATCTCCAGCGTTCTAGAACACCTACCCTGTTACTCAATTCTTCTCGTATTTTTTGAATTTCTTTATTCTGTTCAGCGTGTTGTGCAGCTGCACTAACCATTATCTCTTTAGTATTTGTTGTGACTCTGGAGTGTAAATCATCTATTTTAGTTAAAAGTTCTGACCTACGACTTTCTATTTGTTTCTCCAGTTCTACACTTGAATCTTCCTGTCTTGAAAGTTTTTCTTCGTGAACTGCAAGCATACGATTAATGCAGTTGGAAACATCGGTTAACTTATCAATGGCCACATCAAGTCTACCATGAATAGATTTGATATCCTCTATGTCACGTTTGATTAGTTGAACCTCTGTTTCCAAATCTGCCATAATTAATTGTCCTTACAAATAGACCAAACGCCCCAAGCTAGAGCACCCCAAACAACTACTTGTGTTAGGGGAATTGCAAACCAAATAACCGCAACTGCTGCAGCGGTAACGATTGCACCTTGGTGACTTGACGCTTCTTTAATTCGTCTAGATATCCAATTCGCTATCATTTCTTTTTCTCCTTTTCCAGTTTCTTTAATCTGGCTTCTAACTTTTCAATTCTTAGCGCTACATTAGGATACTTCTTCTTCCAATCCTCTTCATCTTGCAGTACCTTCAAACCCAATTTTTTAGAAGCCCATGTCGAAACATCGTCAACTTTCTTGTAGAACCACATACCTAACTTGGTCTGTGAAAACCAACTATCGGCAGCGTTTCCTAGAACACTTCCTGCTATTGCAGATACTAACCAGAACCACATTTTAATCTCCAAAAATTGTTAAATATTTAATTAGAGCTGAACAACCAGAAGTAGATAAAACTACAATTCCTAGTGTTACTATTCTGCACAACATTCGCATAAATTTTCCTCCGTACATTCACAAGGGTCACAATCACAATCTAAACTTTTACATTTTTCATTATCGCAAGCCATTTCTATCTCCTTACTAAGGCAAAGACTGCCGGTAAGTTGCGAGACAGTTATCGCAACTACAGTTTCTACAAACTTCTATTTCAGTTCCAGACCTGTCCACATCTTTTCTTAAAGGAACGCCACAATGAGATTCGTGGCCACAATTCTTACATCTAGTCATTTACTTTGCAGACCAACGACCAAACAAACGAACCGCCCAATAGGCTGGATACATTTTCCAGAAAGGTACTTTTGGGTCAGCAGACTTCATACCCAACAAAAATATTTTGTCAGATAGAACCTTTGCTGCTTTCCATTTCCAATACCAATTACTACTCATACCATGGCCTGAACTATAGTAATGTCTAAGTTTTGCATAAAGATGATCGTGAATAATAGCAGCACGAGCAACATCCCAAGGTGAAATCAATGCCCATATAATTCTTGGAGTAGACGCAAGGTCTGTTCTCATTCCCTTTGTGCAAGTAATCACACCCGAATCTTTAATGTTTGCTCCAACATCTCTGAGAAGTTTAACTTGTTCTTTAGTAAGAGTACCCTCTCTAAATCCTAAGTCCTCTTCTAACTTCCATGTCTTAGGTGGAGTGAACTCCGCTGTTATTTTGTTAGTAAAACTTCCCATAAATTTCTCCTATAATTGTTTATTCAGTTCTGCAATCATATGAGCTTTAGTTTTTCTTCTATCTAAAATAATACCATTTTCTTCTGCCCACTCATCTAAAGCTTTCTTTGACATCTTTTTAAAATCTGGAAGTTCTACTTCCTCATGCGTATGTGGCTCGTCACCATCTTCGTGATCATGTGTCGTACCGTCTTCATGGTGATGATGAGGTTCATCACCGCCTTCATGAGAATGAACTGTTCCATCATCGTGTTCATGTTCATCTTCATGATGACCATCTTCGTGTGGATGAGAATGAACAGTACCGTCATCGTGTTCGTGTTCATGTTCGTGTGCATCAGGATCAATATCTAATTCTAATTCTGGTTCTGGCACTCCTAAACTTCCCATATAATTTTCAAAGCTAACTTGTTCTTGCGAAGATGTTCCCCATTCAGTTATGGTACAATCTCCCTTTTCAATATCAGACTTAATTACTCCATCAGATACTTTTGCAACGATAGACTTTCTATCTGCTCTTTCATTTCTAATTTCAACACCAATTTCTGAAGCCAAATCAATCAGGTAAGAATTGGAGTATTTGGCATCACTGTTCCACTTTTCAATGATATCCCATTTTACTTTTGCATAACTTGTCATTTCTTCACCTTTTCCTTTTCTCTTGGTTTAACTGCTTCTTCATAGTAAATAATAATCTCTTTCTGTTGTTCAATGTATCTTTTAATCTCTGCCATGTTTAATGCGAGTGTTTCGTAATCTTTTACACTTAATACATATGCAACTAAAGGATCACCATTTTCTTTTTGAAACTTCTCTTTAAACTCTTTAAAATTCTCTTCTGTAACTACCCACCATTTCATAGTGGTATTCATTCTGATAGGTTGAGGACGATTTTGTGTAGGTATGTTTCTTTCTACCTCTACCGTCTGAACTTCAATTTGTGTAAGTTTGGGCCAAGACCAAGAACTGCAACCACTAATTACTAGGGATAGCAGTAATAGACTCGAAACTTTCAAGCACTTCTTTAGATGCATTATTAATCTTCCTTTCCCAAACTGCTGGTTCTTCAGCACTTAACTTAGTAAGATTTATCTTTCTTAACTTACTTAGTAGTTGGTTCTTATATTTATTCGCATTAACCAACTTAGTTTGCAATCTACTATTTAGTTCTGCATACTTCTTCGCATCTGCTTGTAGAGTATCTATAGTGTTCTTCTGCAACTTTGCAGCAGTTTCTAGTTTTGCACTGTTCTTTGTCAACGTCTGAATACGTGTTTGTGTGTCCTTATAGTAGTAGTAACCGCCATAGACAACACCACCAACAAGACCAAGAACAACTATTAACATATAAACTTTTAACATATCACTTCCTATTTATCCTAGTGCAATTGCTAGTGCTGTTGCTTCTCCAGCAACATCATCTGTTGTTGCAACAGTTCCAGTTGTACTTCCTAAAGTAAGAGTAACATCTGCTGTAGATGCTGGGCCAATCAAAGTTACTTTGTTTGTTCCGTTGCCACTATTTTCAAAAAATTCTACAAATCCTGCTGAAGATGAACCATTCTTTACAGATAGTCCAACACTGTGTACGTCTTTTTGTGAGAATGTTGTTACACCATCAGATGCGATTGTAATAGCATCTGCATCAGAAGCAGAACCTATCGTGCCACCATCCTTAATAAGAATATCGTCTTTAAACGTAACTATACCAGTAGAGGCAAGTGTCATTACATCTGCAACTGAAGCATTACCTATTGTACCACCATCTTT